AACCTTTTTTCTAGATCCCACATAGCAGCGTATATGTGTTTACACCAACGAGGTTGATAATAAAATAAGTTAGGATCTGAGTAAACTTGTTGCGTATAACTAGGTATGTTATAAATCTCGTTTAAATAAATAAAACCAAAATCCCGAGCGTAACCTGGGTTATCAATGCTGTCAGAAACACGCGAAGTTTGATCAGGGCCTGCATCGTATTCACCAGGCACCATGTTAAAGACACCGGTATAAGGATACCGACGCTTAAGTGACTGACTATATAAGTCAAAACCTTCTCTGCCTAAAAAGTCAGGGCACGTACATTGAGCCCGCATCTCTGTTGTCAGAAACTCACCTACTCCAGGAGGACCCGACGCAGGGACAGCCAGAGTATTAGCGTCGACTACGCTCCAACTTTTATCCTGAGCTTTTGATAAAAATAAAGTGTTGAAGATAGGAGCGTACGAGGGATTCAACGGAGTTCCGTTAAAACCCACGGCGGTGACGGTGTAGTTGTTGAACCCGAATTTCTTCTCGGTTCCTGACGAGTCAAATCGATTTGATAAAACTTCGCCGGTAAAAAACGAAATAGGAGCACCGAATCGAGCGCTCAGAACCACGGCGTATGTATCTTCGTCGTAATCACTTACAGACTGAACCGAGTATCCAAAATCTCGGAAGTTAAAAGAATCGCGCGGACGAACACCAACCATCCACATTTTCATATCCGACCGAGTAGTCGGATACATAAAAGCTATACCGGGGAGATAGATCCCAAGTCCCGGAGCGCCCGAAACATAGTATTTAAAACTGTAAGTAAGCCCGTCATAAGCTTGCTGCGAATACATCGCAAGCTCGTAACCTCGGCGCCACCGGCTCCAAAGAGAAGCGTAGTTATAGTCGCTAAGGACGCTGAAGTCCTTAGTACCTACGGCTGGTCTGAACCGTCTGTGGAAAGGCTGAGGACGACTAAGTTCTGACGGTTTTTCGGCTCCACTTACATCAGGAACAGATCGGACCCCTTTGTTCGCGTTGAATTGACGAAACCCGAAGTTATCCGATCCCTTCCGACGAGACATAGGAGATCAATAGAATCCGCCTTGGGCAAGGATGGTGATACCGGAAGCGCTAAGACCGCCCGAGGCACCTACGCCAGAAGCACCTGCAGGTCCCACGCCGATGTAACCGGCACAAAGGATGTAACCCTTTTCAAGGTACAAGCCTTCGTTTTTTCCTAACTGAATAGGCGCAATTAAATTCGTGTCGCCAGTTCGAGGCACTGGAGCCATCACAGCGGGAAGCTGAACACCGAGCGGATACCCAAAAGTAGAACCGCTCAGACCAACTTCAAAGCGTCCGATCATCAGAGCGGCTGATGTCGAAGGAGCCGACTGGTTAGGCATGTAGACGTACAGACCGATGTCGGCCGTACGCACACCGCTATCGTCCGGATAATCTTCGTTGCTGACGATGGTGACGTCCTCAACGAGAGCACCATCTTCAGAAGGAAGATCCCCCACGCGGACAAGCTGGATCAGATCCCCTAACGAAGGGTTAGTAGGATCACAAGTAGTGGTCGAACTAGTAATCCGTGCGCCCCGTAGAAAAGGGCGGTCCACCATCAGCGGCTGCTTGTTAGTGCTAGTTGAGGCCATTGTATGCGCAGGGTGAGTTAGATCAACCTAAACCCCTGAGAGGGTTATCGGTTTTGAGAGGCGCCGGTTGGGCCAGCGCTGACGCGAGCAGAGAAGACGAATCAGCTTTAGATCCGCCGATTCGGTCCTGGATTTTATTGAGACGATCTTCGTCTCGTTGTTGCGCAATGTAATCCGAAAGCATCCGCGTGGCCATGCCTTGTGGCGCAGGCTCCATGCCGCGAATGCCTCGAATCATGTTGCCTAAGCCTTCAAGAAGAAGGCTTCCGCCGATTAAGGCGTTGCTAAATGGGCTATCCAAGCCGCCGGGCTTTTGCGGGCTAGGACTAGTCGACGGAGCTAAACCCTCGGCAGCCGCAGAGAAGTCGTTGACGCGAAACTCGGGATTAGAAAACCCACCTGGCAGTTGGCTGCCAAAGTCATACCCTTTCAGGGGGATTGCGTTAGAAAAGTAGTCCGACATGGGTCAAGCCTCAGAACAAGGGCGCTCTTTCAATGGTTTGGTACGCCTGCGGGGCAAGCGTGGCGTTCAGGTCAGCTGCTCCTTGAGTGCCGAACGCTGCGTTAATTGCAGCAGCACGAGCCTGACCAGCTGCGTTATTGGTGTTGTTAAAACCCATAGAGGTTCCCAGGGCAGCTCCCTGCGCAGTAGGCATCTGCTGGCTGGGGCCACGGCGCTGCATCTGAAGCTGCAGACGATAAGCAAGCTCAGGATTGGCTTTTGCCCAGCTTTCTAGATTGGCTTCGCTTTCAATACCGACAGCAGCGGGTGCGCCCATCCCTTTAAGAGCGCCAATGATCTGTTCGTCACGGCCTGGAGCACCAGCGTAAGCCGCCTGAACACGGTAAAAATCACCAATGTTCTTGTACTGAGAAGCATCCTGACGGAGACCTTGTGCTGCGTTTTGAGCTGCTTGACGGTAATCGGAATCTGCGGAATTCATCAACTGAGGAACTGAGCCACCGCCCATAGCGCTTGCCACGGGAGCGGAGGCTTGACCTCCAAGAGGAGCCCGCGTAATCGGCGCCGGAGAAGAACCGATAGGAGTGGTGCTGCTGGGATTAACGGTGCCAGGAATGGCGTTAGTCGATCCTGCAATCGGTTGAGCAGGGGCAGCTACTTGAGGAGTGCCGGTTACAGCAGGAAGATTTGCTCCGGCCTCAAGAGTCGCCGTGGGTGCTCCGAGCGAGGTCTGACCAGGAGCCGCAGGTGCTCCTAAGGCGGCATCGACTGCTTGTTGCTGAGAACCTTGCTGACCAGATAAGAAAGCACCAAGACCCAGACCGCCGAGCATTGCAGTACCAATTACCGGGCCTGCGGGAATACGACGAGCAGCGGCGGCTCCACCTTCGGCAGCAGCTGCAGCAGCGGGTCCAGTCGCAAACCGCTCTAAAGCGGGAGCTACATTCCGAAGAAACTCAGGAGTCGCTAGAGCTTGACGGAGATCCACCATATTGACGCCACTAAGGGCGTCGGACATCAGACGCATAGCGTCTCCTTCGGGAAGTGCTTGCTGAGCTCGCGAGACTTCGTAAACATTGACCGGTTCAATAGCGGGCTGCATACCACCGGTTGTTCCGCGAGTCAGACCGCCGCCGGGAGTTGCACCTGCAGTTAAAGCTCCGCCAGTAGGAGGTGCCATACCGCCACCAGGAGAACGAACCATCTCGCCGCCGCGAGTCATAAACTGGTTAGGCGATGCCTCCAGTTGGCGAATTAGGGGCGAGTCAAACCCTTCAGCGCCCAGGAGAGCCTCCATAACGTCGTCGGCATTGACGCCACGCTCGGCAGCGGTGGTCTCAACAATCGAACGAATGCGGCTATACCCTTCAGGGTCGCGACGCATCAACTCTTTACCGTAGGCAAAGGTAGGCTCAGGCGCCTGAGGTGAGCTAGGAATCGCGTAAGGGCGAACAGTTGTGCTCGCGGGAATATCTTGACCTACGGGCAAAGAGCGCTGTCCTGGAGCAACACCGGGAGTCCGAACCGGAAGAGACTCCCGAGGAACATCGGCTTGGGGATAGCCAGCGCGACGAGGAACTTGCCCCGCAGGAACTTCGCGGGGTACAGGAAGTTGTCGCTGAAAACGCCCGGTGTTTGGATCGGGAGGAACGTTCAGACGAGGCTGAACGGCAGGTGCGGCAGGACGGTTGGGTTTGATGGTCTGCTGGATTTGCCGAGGACTCGGCGCATCCGGAATCATGTTATTGATCATCCGAAGCCCGCCTTCGACGAGCGCTCGGACAGCTTTTTCGTATGAACTGTACGACATCCTTAAGACCTAGCCTGAGTTTATATTAGCGCCAATCTGCGTAGAAATACAGACGATCAGCACGAGACACATCAGGCGGCCCAGGAATCGCTTGAATAAATTCTGCGCCACTACGTTCAAATCTGTAACGCGATGCCACGGGGTCTTTGTAGTTAGCGACATAGAGCATCTCGGCAAGACGCCCGGTTTCGTATAAATAATTTTGCCGCCAAACTTTGGCGACTTCGGTTTTGTCTTGGATGTTGATCGAACGGTTGACATCACCAAGAATGGTTTCTTGGCGGTTCGTGGCGCGACCTGCGGCAAGTTCTGTTAAGCGCTCAGCTTCCTCACAGCGTTCTATCTGCTGAATTATCTTGTCGTAATAAAACTCACTTGAAATACTATTACACGCTTCTAATAATCTGGCGTAATCTCCAGCCGGTACTGTAGCTATCGCATAACCTAAGTGATAACAAACTCGACTAAAGTTAAAATCATCAAGTCTGTAACCGAAAACCTGAGCAGGATTACGTGTTAGCTGATTAACAGCTGCATAAACTACTTCTCTTTTAGTGGCGTCGGTAGTCTCAGGTTGAAAAACAACGCCTTGTTGAGCTAGATAACTCTGAAGTTGCTCTAGTTCTTGTTGTGTTAACTGAGCCACAACTACCGACGCCTACAGTACACCTATTGTACTCTTTATTTATCTAACCCAAGGATTATTCAACGTAGATCGCATCACTAAGGATCTCATCCCAGTTGATGTGCTTAATCTGCCGGAGCTGCTCCAGTTTTGAAAAGCGCTCACCCGGCAGGGACATGCGCAGCTCGATGATCTCGTTGGCGGTCTTAAGGCCCACGCCGGGGAGGATCTGCGTCAGCAGCTCAGGGGTAGCACCGTTCAGGTTGAACCGGTTTGGCGCAGGCACTTGCGGTTTGACAATCTGCCGACCCCGACGCGACTTAACGGGTTTTGCGTCCTTTTCTGCAACTGTATCTTGCTCCTTTTGATCGATCTGATTTTTATGAGCGAAAAAAACCTTACCAGTGGTCTTGGATTTCACCATAAAGTACTCACCGTCATCATGAGTACTGAGGATATCTACTTTGACGCCGCTGGGGGTATAAGTGACGTCTTGAGGAACGGTGGCAGTCATCATAGAGATACGACTTTCGCGCAGTATAGGACAAAGTTAGAATAGAAAAAAGTTAACGGACCATGCCTAACCCTCTGAACTTAATCAGATTCGCAAATCAAGTACCTGGCGTAAGAAACGTTCTGCAAAAGATGTACGCGGTAGCTCCTGACATAGGAATAGGACTGCCCGTGGGGCTCATGTTCTCCGATAAACCGTCTCCAAAAAAAGAAAAAGCAGCGGTCCTAAATACAGCAGCAGAAATTGCCACGTCGCTTGCTCTTGGCGGCGCAGAAACAATTCCTCAGCTTACTCAATTAGCTACAGATCCTGGAATATTACGAGCACTAGGTCAAGAACAGCTCAGTAAAAACGAAATTATTCAAAATTTAAATGCGCGGGCTCGCACGATCAACCCCAGCATGTACACAGAACAGATGGTGGAACAGATTGTTGAAGGAAAAATCGACGAAGAAAAAGAACGGTTGATGCAGCAGGCTCGGGAGCGGATGCGTCCTTATGAAGGACTGCGCCCCACGTCGGGCATGATGCGGATGCGCTAAGGCAATAAAAAACCCCTCCCGAAGGAGGGGTTCCCCTTAGCCAACCTGAGTGTATCAGGAGGGCACGGTGCTTGTATAGATGGTGGATTCCACCACGCCGCCAGGCTGAAGGGTGAGGTCGTCACGCTTAGGAGCGCTGTCGGGCACGATCCAGCAGACTTCGCAGATTGCGAGAGCCTTGTCCTTACCGGCAAGCTTGCCGGCTTGAGCGCGAGGATCGAAGGTACCGGAGGCCAGAGCCAGACCAGAAGCGGCAACACCGCCCAGGTTCTGAGTGGCGAACAGCTTCCAGGTGGTCTCAGAACCCAGAGCAGACAGGCTGCTGGAGTCGATGATGTTCACCGAAGAGTTGCTGCCGTTCTCGATGCGGCTGCTGGCGCCAAGCACGGACACGCCGAACTGACCGGATACCACGGTGCCGTCGCTGCGCAGACCTTCGCCCACTGCAGGAACCAGGCTGAGCTGAGGGGTGGCACTACCGCCGACCACGCCGCTGCTGATCACGTCGCCACCGTCCACGCGGAGCGAGGCGCGGTACACATAAGCGCCAGCAGGCACTTTGATACCGTCAGCGATGTCAGCACGAACATCCTTGTGGTAATCCGGGGAAGGAATAACCACATTGGCGCTGCTGAAGGCTTGGTTAGAGCCGTTCACGCCAGAGCCATAAGGCTGGGTGTAGTACTCAAGCTGGTTAACGGAACCATTGGCCTGATAAGACAGGTCAACGTAACCGATTGCCTGTTGGGCAATCCAGCCGGGACGGAACACCACACCGACAGGACCGCCAACCGGTTGACCGGTCAGGGTTTCGGAGGTTCCGTTCTCGTTGTTGAAAACAACGGACTTCTCTTCGTGCCAGTAACGAAGAACGTTGGTGTAGTTACCAGGATAAATCTTGGCAACTTGGAGCTGGTTAGAGTTGATTGCCATCGTTAGTTACCTCCTCAAGCGTTAAAGGAGTAAGCCACGGTGGCGAAATCAGCGTTCAGAAGTTCGAAACCTGCGTACAGGCTCCAAATCATCATGATGAAACGGCTGAAGTCGTCGTTGTTGTTCAGCAGCACCTGAGCGTTGTTGCCGCCGATACCGACGCCCACGCTCTGAGGACCGAAGAACATACCGATTGCGCTCTCGTAAGAAGCACCAGTGCCGCCGATGGTAGCGGTCTGACTCTGAGAGGGCATGTTGGTCGATTCGAAGAAGCGAACGCCTTCGAACACGAAACCGGTGGGCATGATCGGCTCACCAGCCACGAAGCTGGCTTGACCGAAGCCCTGACCCATGTAGATAGCAGCGTTGGGCTGCATACCGGACATGAGGGGGTTGATTTGACCGTTGCCAGGATAACGAGCAACTTCACGGAAGTCGCTGTTCTGACGCAGGTGCATCAGGAAGGTAGGATCGCAAACGCAGCGATAGAAACCATCCTGATAGGTAGGAACGTTCCGCTTACGCATGGACTTAACCACGCGGAGCAGGTCGTCCTTAACGTCGAACTTAGCTTGTTCGGCGTTGCTGTAGGTCAGCGAACCGACGGCAAGATCGCCAGGGTAGTAGTAACCACCTTGGGTGTCGGAAGCTTGGCCCTTGGAAACTGCTTTCAGGAGTTCGTTGATGAACACCCGATCACGCCACCGACGGTAGTCATCGAGCAGGGTCAGCGAACCGATCGACTGGTGGAAAGCGGTGAGATTACCGGTGTCCAGCAGCAGACGCTGAGCAGTAAT